GTTGCACTGCGAATAATTTCCGTGCGCGGTCTGATTCCACCCGGCGTTGCACTGCGAATAATCTCCGTGCGCGGTCTGATGGTCCCCGGCGTTGCACTGCGAATAAGTTCCGTCAGCGATCGCGTTTGACGCCGCGCTTGCCGCCCTCTTGCTTTTGGTGCTGGCCCCGGTGGTGGCAAGATCCGAGCGAACATCTGTCACGATGCCATGCACGCCCGACAGCAACGTCGCAAACTGCTCGTAATCGTCAGTATCTGGCGTGATACCGCCGTCTTCCAGCGGCACCACCAGGGCCTCCTGCACCCCATTCATCCACTCCGCCTCAACCGTCGTGCCATCGTCGAAGTATCCAGCGGCATGCGTCGATCCGCTGGGTGCGGGCCTAACCGCCACGTTGTCCAGTGCTTTTGTCCTGTCCATGCTCAAAACCTCCCGGGCGCCTCAAAATTCGTGCCAAAGTGCCCCAAAAAACCAACATTTTTTATCACACGTCCCAATATTCAACGATCGTGTGCGCGGGTTTTGCCCGGTCGATCTGCGACTTCACAGCCGCGCCAACATCGGTGAAATCGACCAGCTTTTCCCCGCACTTCGACACCCCGCACCGAAACCGGATGCAATCCGAGCCCAGCACCAGCCTCCAGGTATGCGGCCGACCAGCGTCAAACCACTCATCGATGCTGGCCGTTGCTCCGCACGCTGAGCAGATCGCGAGCATCCGCGCCACACTTTGACCGCGCCGGGTCGTCAGCTTCGCAGCCAGCAGAGCACGTCGATCCTCAGTAGACGCCGGCAGGACAGACCCCGGCTCAGGCAGCCCGTAGGCTGCCAGCCATTGGTCCAGCATCTCATCCGCCGTCAAAGGGTTTGCCTCCAGCAGCACGTCTAGCACGCGATTGTGGACACTTGCCAGCACACCCCCTATCCCGTCATACAGGGCTTGTAGACCGGCCGGTAAGCTGTCCCAGAGCCGTCCACGGGGCGATAACCGATGCAACAGGCCAGAGTAATCGTCATCACTTGCATTAAACATCATGCGCTCCAGGTGAATGATGGGACGAAATAGGTCAGTTCCCACGAGTTCGTTGTTGACACGTCAGCCGATCCCGCCCCGCCATCGAGTGAGGTGATCTCATGATACCGCAGCCCGCCGATCCGCGATAGCGCCGCATGGATCAAGCAGTTACGGATGACGACGCCGGAGGTTGCGCCGGGTACCGCCCGATCTGCAAGCTCAGTGTCGATGAGGTCGTCAAGAGCAGTCGCAATCGCGGACTCAAGAGCAGTAATCTCCGCGCCGGTCGTAGCTCCAGACGCAGCGTAGCAGGTCAGAGAGATCGGCACGGCATTGGCGACCGGCGCGAAAGCAACCGGGATCGAGGTCACTGGCCGGTCGTCATGTGTCAGCAGGTGCGCCGTCACGTCTGCGACCTCGCCCGCGTCCGGGATCATCGCCGCGCCTGAGCCAGACAGAGAGTAGCAGACGCCGACCGTCGCAGTCGGAATGTACCCCGAGGCGTCAACGGCCGTCGGACAGGGATCGCCCGGCGAATAAATCCATACGTTGTCGATCGGCTGTTGCAGGTACTCCTTAGTCCACAACTTCCAGTCCGCAACCGCACCGCCCTCGGGTCTCTCGCGATAGTGATCGAGGATGCGGCCCCGAAAGGACTCGACGCCTTCCTCGTCCTGACCGCCCGCCGGAGCATTGTAAACCACCGACGGCAAGATTCCCGCCGGTGGATTTTCAATCCACGCCAGTGAAATTCCCGTCAAATATTCCGACCCGATAAACTCGCCCAAAATCGCAACATCTGCTGTCGATCCTGCCGGGATCACTGTATCAGTCGTCGAGACGTAGACTAGCAGAGTACCAGGATCCTTGAACCGCGTACCCGCCCGCAGCGTGATATCGGCGGACGACGAATTTTGGACTTTCGCCGTGCCTGCCGCATGCGTGCCAGCCCGGTATGTCAGACCCAGCACATCCGCCAGATCCTGCAGCTGCTCAAGATCCCGCGCAGTATTCGGCAGGATGCCCGACGCCGCATAAAGCGCAAAGCGATCAATCGTCCCGACCGCCAGCGCAATCACGCGAGCCAGGATCCACGGGAAACTGTATCGCGTCGAGGCTGACCACGGAAATCCAGCCGCCTGCATCTTGTTGTCAAGGTCGGCCGATATTGTAGCGACACGGTCAGCGTAACTTGTCGGCGCAAAAGCAGCAGGAATAACAGGTACTCGTCTCATCTCAGCTCCTCACTGTCCAGAGGTCATCAATTGCCCATGTCGCCGTCGAGCCGTCTGGCGCTGTCACAGACACAGAGATATCACGCCTACGACCGCTGTGCGTGACTGTCACATCATACGCAGCGGCAAAGCCGCCGTCAGTCAGCCATGTCAGATCCTCGATCGTCTTGGCCCGGATCTCGTCATCGATCGCAGTCGAAAGCGGCGCGCGCGAGTAGAGCCACAGACGGTTACCGAGATCGCTATCGCCCAGCCAGCCGCGCCGACGATCGTCTTCCTGGCCGTGAGGCAGTTCCTCCGGCAGGCACCGCTTGTCCGTACCGGCCCAGACGAGCAGCATGCGCCGGATGCAGTTCAGCGGCCCATCGCCGACCGTCGGGATGATCTCAGCCTGTATCCCGGACACGATCGAGCCGCCGTCCATCGTCGTCAAGTGCCGGATCACGCCGTCTATCTCGACTGCTAACGGCGGAGGTGGAGGCGGAGGTGCAGCCGGATGTTCGTATGGGCCTATATCTGGCCCAGCGCCCTGCGGTATGGCCTCTCCAACCAGATCTGTCACAAAGCCCACATCGATGCCAGCGTCGATCGTGTCGCTTAGGTCGGTTGGGGAATAATCGCCATTGGCAAGGTCGTTAAAAGTCACCGTGCCGGTCAAGTCGGTTGCGTCTAGTGCGCCGCCGCCCGCATAATCGTTGGTATTATTATCGAACAGGCAGTGGTCTGTAACTGTATTTGCCGCGCTGATTGCCGTCAGGTTGTCGACAAACGCGCAGTCAATGAATTGATCGCCCGCAACGCAATTTGTCAAAGTAACAGCGGTTCCAAAGGTCCGCATGAAGTAACTGTTCTTTACATCGACGGTCGTTTTGGAGCAGTCCGCCGACATCAGGCTAGCAGCGGTTCCAACACCGTCAAGAATAGACTGGTGCAATATCGTCGTCGATGACGCCGCGAAATCGGTAAACCCGCCAGCCCCCGTGCTTATGCGCAGAATCGACCGCTCGATCCGCTGCTCCACGAAAAGACCGCCTCCGGATACTTGCCGGATGCCACTCGTCGACAGATCACTGTCCTCTATGACAAGGTATCCCCGCGCTTGCTGCGTCGGGTCGCCGTTAGCAACACCCAAAATAGATCTCAGGCGATTCGTCGTTTCCGCCATCGAGCAGCCACTAATCGTCAGTCTCAGCGGTATCTCCCCAACGGCCTGCGCCGATGCACCACAGACTGCAGGCTCGCCAGTGCCAAACGAAAAACGACACCTTACCAGCGCAATATCCAAACCCGCGCCGCTATATGCGCCCGCCACCAAGATCTGGCCGTCGCCGTTGTCGTTCAGGCCGATGGTCATGCCCTCGATCGTCATGCTGGCCTGGATCGTCGCCAGTTGACCGGCTCGACGCCAGATCGGGCTGTAGCCATCTGCGGCGATGATCCTGATCGGCGGAGGCATATAGAGGAAAGAGGTGTCCTCGGAGTCGAAAAAACAAACGATTTCATCGCCCGCGACTGCCGCCTGCGCAGCAGCAAAAATCGTTGGATACGTCTTGCCCGGCCCTACTTCTCTTATCGCCATAACACCCCCGAGCGCAAAAAAACCCAATACTTACACAAACGTCGTCGGCCAAGTTGCCGTGACCGCAGTAATGATACCCCCAGATATCGTCAGCGCGGCCAACGTCACCGACACACCCCCGACATCGGCAATCAACGTCAGCGTGCCAGACACTCCTGCAACACCGCCTTTCTTGTACCCGTCCGTCGCATTGATCGTCTTCGCCGCCGAAACCGCTTTCGTGATCTCGCACCCAGCCGCCGACAGTTTAATCGCGTTACCGACATCAGCGGCCTGATACAGCATCGTAATCCCGGCCG